TGCGCAGGTTGTAGAACCGTCGGCAGAGGTAGCACTCTTTATCGCTTTGCAGTATGCTTTTTGCCATGGCGCTCCTCCAGTCCGTTGACGGCATCCACCGCCTGGCGCACATCACCAACAGGAAACTCCACCGTCGTCCAGCGGCAGCCGCACATCATGCAGACGCGGCGGCGGTATATCCGCCGGGTCCCCTTGGCGCGGGTGTCGATGACGCGCACCTGGCTGCTGTTGCACTTAATGCAATCCATCGGCACGCCTCCAGTCTCGGTATTGCTCGGTGGTTTCGGCATCGTCAACACCGGCCTCGCTCAGGCGGTCAAAAATGCGCTCAAGGAAGTCGTGCATCTGCTGCCGGTCAAAGTTGCTGCTGCCCAGGCCCAGGCGGGCCATACAATAGCCATCGTCCAGCAGCTCCACCATCTGTACAACGCGGTATGTGTTGCGCAGGGCGGGCAGGGCCTTGACCGGCACGCGCCAGGTCTCGACCTCTGCGCCGAACTCGGCCAGCAGGTCAAGATAACACTGTTCGGCAGTCACCCCGCCGGGCGTGTCGCCGCTCAACGCCAGCGCCAGCCTGTTCAGCAGCGCCCACATGAGGCGGTTCTGATCCAGTGTGCGCTTGTTTTTCACCGGGCGGATGTCGATCTCCACGCATAGGGGCTGCCCCCGCGCGCGGCGCTCCAGTTCGGCGTGCATCCGCTGGGCCTCCAGGCGATACGCACCGTCAATCGTCAGCCCGTCCATGTCGTTGACTAAGGGCTGGCCCGTTGGGATGTACCAGGCGGCCACATGGGCGATCAGCTGGCTTGCCATGTGATCACGCTCCCATCACGCTTGCGCACCCTCAGCGATGCCACGCTGCCGTCACCGTTGTAGGTGATGTCGTCCAGAGTGAGGGCGTCGTCCAGGACGTAGCGCTCAATGATGTTGGTGCCGGGCTTGCCCTGGGGAACGATGTGGACCTTGCTGGCCGGGATGCGCAGCGGCGGCAGATTCAGCACCCCCGCGCCGATGCTCCAGGCGGCAGCAGCGGCCAAAAAGCTGCCGTCTGCCTCGTTGGTGGGCGTGTCGCTGCTCACGCGGTAGGTGCTGGGGCAGGGGGCGTCCTTTGTGATGTCGGCCAGGGCCACGGCGCAGTACAGATACCGCCCACAAACGTAGTGCCGTACACTGTAGCCAGCCAGCCCGCCGGGCATACGCTTACAGCACTCCTCCAGATGGGCGCGCACGGCGTTGACATCCGGCCACAGCTTGATGCGCACGCCCTCGGCGTCCACCTCCAGGATGCTGAGCGTGACCTCGTCAGCTGTCAGCAGGGCGAGGTTTTTGGGGGTCTCATTCTTCTCCATGTTTATCCTCCATTTCCGGGCCGATGTAGGCACCGGCCTCATTGTAGTTCTTGGGGTCCGCCATCGGGCTGTCCCATCCGCACATAGCCCCGCCGTACATGGCAGCAGCCTGGGCGCGGGTGACGCCCGCCGCTTCGTTCAGTGTGTCCACAGTCTCTTGCTCCACCACACCGAACAGGGTGCGCTCCCCGCGCACGATGCGGACGATGTTGTTGGTGTAGCGGCTGCGGGCGTAGGCGTAGGCGGGCAGCCCCGCCTCATCATAGGTCATTTTCATGAGCTTGGTCTCCTTTTTCGGTTTTGGCCGCTTGTGCGGCATACCGGCGGCAAGCGCCGGGTGTTTCTTTCTCCAGCTGCACACTCTATGTCGGATTGCCTCCGGCGTCACGGTCTGAGTGTAGCCCATCATCCTGCACACGCTGCTGATCGGCGCGCCGCCGTAGTAGTACAGGATGCTTTCCAGCATCACCTCCGGCGGCACAGGGTTGCAGATGCGCTCAACAGACGGGCCGACGGGTTGCTTGTTTTGAGGGTGCGCCGCGCGGAATGTGTCAAGGCTTGTATAGCCCAGGCGCTCCAGCAGCGTGTCCTCGACCACGCTCAGGCACTCGGCGCAGATTCTCAGCTGGCGGCGGGCGTTGGTGCAGTTCCTAAGCCTTGATTGTACCCAGTTCAGATCCTCCATTGTCATCAGCAGATCTGCCTCGCCAGCGCGGTGGCCGGGATGCGCTTGTCGCGCCCGGCCCCGATCCAGCCCTCAAAGTTGCGGCAGACCTTGCGCGCGGCGTAGGGGTCTGTGCCGTAAACGATGTGTGCGGCCTCGGGCACTGTCACCAGCTCGCCCGCAGCCTCATGCCGGATGCGCTCCAGCGCGTCCCGGTAGCCTTGCTTTTCGCGTGCCATGCTTACCTCCTTGTTGCCTGCATCTGCCCGGCGTGGTACAATCTGGGCAGAAAGGGTATGTTTTTGTGGATAGAAAAGAGAAATGTGAACGTGTGATCTTAACGCAGGCCGAGAAAGCCTTGCTGCGTGAAATTGAACACCATCCACATGAAAAGTACAGCCGGAGCGCGGTTCAAAAACTCTACGAGCTGGACCTTGTTGCGCCGGACACCGACGGCGAGGACGCCTTTCACCAGCCCATCCCGAAGGATACCTACTGCGTGTCTGACTTCTATTGGGTCTACCATGAATACAGACGCAGCTTGTTAATGGATAAGCTGCTCACAGCGTTCTGGCTGCCGATGCTGGTAAGTTTCGTAACATCTCTGCTCACGACCTTACCGCAATGGCTACCAGTGCTTCTACAGTCAAAGTAGTTGCAAAAGCCGTAATCGCTGACAGCACAATGATGCCCAGCACCGCAGGCAGCCACCACAGAAATTCATCCAGCAGATAGGCTGCTTCATCAATTACTTTGTTGACGACTTCTGATACCTTTGCGCGCATGTTGTTCACTTCCTTGTCGATTGCACCTCTGCATGTAGGCCATCCAGTGCCAAGGCCAGGTCGCCCACCAGCGACTTGGCCTTTTCGATTGTCCTTACCAGCTCGTGCGCTTTATCAAGGGCTTCATCCATGCCGTCCAGCTTGACGGCTACGGTTATAGCTGCAGCCGCCTTCTCGTTCACCTTCTCGGGAGGTGAGGCGGGGAACAGCAGCTCCTGAGGGGTTGTGTGCAGGGCCTGCGCAATAGCGGCGACCTTGGACAGCGGCAGATCGACCTTGCCCAGCTCGACCTGTGACATCATCGACCTGCCTTTGTAGCCGACGGCCCGGGCCAGCTCCTCCAGCGTCAGCCCGTTGGCAATGCGAAGCTGACGGATCCTGTCGTACACTCCGTTTATCTGTATCAACTCCTTTGCGTGTCCAAGGTGGACACAATCATCAGCGCACATTTATTGCGCATTTTTCTGTTAGATACTGTTAGATAGTGTTAGATAGTGCGAGATAGTGTATTTTAATTCCACTACCTTGCAAAAAAAATTTTGTCTTTTTGCTCCAGCGTAAATCCCAGCATTTGGGAGATTTTGTCCACTTCGCTGACTTTAAACTCCGTATCATTGTCGATTTTTAATTGAAGCGTGTAGGCTGCGATACCTAACGCCTTGGCTATTGTCTTATAAGTTAGTCCTGCTTCCTTGATAGCA